CGGTAGGTCCATGGGCGGGTGTATCGAGCTTTTCAACGTTTGGCATTGCGGCGGTGTTGGCTGAGGGGAGCCAACTCTGTCCGCGTGTATCGATAGATGGGGCAGGCGCTGGTATGACGTTAGGCGCTGGTATACCTTCGGCAACTTGGGTGGCGGTCATTTCGGCTTCGGCACCCTTGACGTCAGCGGGAGCAAGAGCGCCTCCCTTTGCCCGTCGCTTTCGTGTCGTAGTCCGGGCGAGTTTCTTTATATCCTGTTCCATCAAGGTAACGTTCACCGTTTTCACGTCAGACATTGGCGGGCAAGCCTCTAAATATGACTTAGATATTATACTGTCTCAAGTGCGAAAAAGCCAAACAGTCACCAATTTTTAATGTACGGATGAATGGTCTAAAGCGATGACAAATTTGATTAACACCTCGGCGCTCATCTCTGAACACAACAAAAATGGAGAACGCTTGGAAAAAAATCCTAGATTTGTACTTCGCTCAACATGATAATCGGCAGATTATTTACCACCAGATTGCCTCATTTAACCATTTTATGGACTTCGATGTAGTCGATACAATTCTTCGCTCATGTCCTATTCGCGTGGTAGGGTCGCCGGATTTGACACTCACGGGCACCACCCGCGCCGCGGCAGGTACGGCGGGTACGGCGATTCGTGTGACGGTCGAGGAGACGACCGGTACGCCGAGTGGAACGGCGCCGGCAACAGCGCTGCCTGGCGGTAAAGCTCCTGGTGGCGGTCCTCCTCGCGAGGTCGAGGTTATTGTCAAATTTCAAAATGTAAGTATTCGTAAACCGACCATTTTCGAAAATAACGGTGCCCTTACCCCTATGTATCCGAACGACGCTCGCCTTCGTAATTTCACCTATGCGGCACCGGTTTATTTGGATATGGATGTGACGACCACACTTACCGACCCTGGCAAGGGAACAAAGGAAACGCGGACGCGGACGTTGACGCGGGTCCTTGCCGGCAAGATTCCTGTGATGGTCGGCAGCAAATATTGCCTTCTATCCGAGAGCCCTGAGAAGCATCCACGGGAGCTCGGCGAGTGCTCGGCGGATCCGTTTGGATATTTCATCATTCAGGGCGGCGAGCGTATTATCCTTTCGCAGGAGCGAATGGCGGAGAATCGGATGTTTGTATTCCGTAACAATAAGGCGAAGCATAAGGAGGCGGAAATCATTGAATGTAAATCGATTGGACCAGATAATGAAGGAGTTCCAAAGAATATTGCGGTCAAGATTATTTATAATCCGAAGCTGGCAACGGGACCCGAACATATTCGAATGACCCTGCCGCGCATCAAGGCGGAGATTCCCCTTTTCATTATGTTTCGCGCTCTTGGCGTCGAGGCGGATAAAACAATTATTGAGTTGATTATGGGCGACGTTCACAATGATTACGAGATGATCTTTCAAGAATGTATTATGGAGGCGGCGGACATTCGTGGCAAGCAGGTGGCGCAGGATTTCTTACAAAAGCATTTGGGAAGTGGAGGCGGAATTCGCGAGCAGCTGAGCGCGTCCACTCTTGCCGCATCAAAGGCGCCGAAGGAGAAGCTCATTACAGAAATTCTGGCGGAGGAGTTTCTGCCTCACATTGGCGGGGCGGATATGATGTATGAGAAGGCGTGCTTCCTTGCCGCGATGACGAAAAAGGTCCTAGACGTCTACCATAATAAGATTCCGTATGATGACCGTGACGGCTATCCAAATAAGAAAGTGGAGCATCCTGGCAATCTTCTCGGCAACCTTTTCCGTTTCTACTTTGGAACGAAAGTCATCAAGGATATGAAGTCGACGATTGTCAAGGAGATTCACAACGGCAGCTGGAAGGCAAGTGGCAAGTTTGAGAATATTATTAATACGACAAATGTGTATAAAATCCTGAAGACGACAATTGTCGAGGTGGGTATGAAGTCCTCGCTGGCAACGGGCAATTTTGCAAGCGGGAAGATGGGAACAAAGACGGGTATTAGCCAGGTGATGAATCGTCTAACCTTCTTGAGCGGCATCAGCCATCTTCGCCGCCTGAGTACACCAATTGAGAAAACAGGTAAACTCATTCCGCCGCGCAAACTTCATAACAGCCAGTATGGATTCATTTGCCCTGCTGAGACGCCTGAGGGACATTCGGTCGGTGTTGTGAAGAATCTTGCAAGCACCGCCAACATCACCCTGCCGTCTTCGCCGAATCCGGTCCTTAAGGTTTTGTACGATGAGCTGAAAATGAAACATCTTGCGGAGACAACGGCGATTGAGCGCCGCGACCTTCTAAGAGTGTTTATTAACGGAGCATGGATCGGCACTCTTGGAGGTAGCGCAGATGCTTTCCGCGCAGTTCAAGCACTTGTAACTGCCAAGCGTGCGGGACGCATTCATCCTCATACAAGTGTGGTGTATAAGTCGAGTCCGAATGAGGTTTGGGTCAATACAGAGGGTGGTCGTCTTGTCCGTCCACTCTTTATTGGTGAAACAATCCGCGAAGTCCTTTCGACCAATTGCCAGAAGCCATGGGAAGGCTGCGATTCATGGAATGACTTGATGCGCTGGGTCAGCCCAAGGGGGAATCAACTGATTGAGTTTGTAGATGCGGGTGAGTCCGAAAATCTATATATCGCAAAAACTCTTGGCACTCTGGATAGCACACATACTCATTTGGAAATTCATCCGTCGGTGATTATTGGAACAATGGGATCGAATATTCCGTTTCCAGACCATAATCAATCGCCGCGTAATTCGTACCAGGCGGCTATGGGTAAGCAGGCAATGGGAGTATATGCGCTCAACTTTACAGAGCGCCTTGATACGATGAGTAATTTGCTTTGCTATACTGCGCGTCCCCTTGTCTCGCCGTATATGAGTAAGTACTATCGGGCACAGGATATGCCATCGGGCTACAATATTATTGTAGCGATTATGACCTACGGTGGTTACAATCAGGAGGATTCGGTCATGATTAATCGCGCGGCACTCGACCGCGGACTCTTCCGTTCCATCTTTTACCGAACATACAAGGACGAGGAGAAGAAGAATCAGGCAAGTGGTGAGGAGGAACGATTCTGTAAACCGGATCCGAGTCTGACGAAACAAATCAAGTTGGCAAATTACGAGAAGTTGGGAGCAGATGGAATTATTCCTGAAAATACGTATGTAGATAATGATGATATATTGATTGGCAAGGTTGTCCCTATTCGCCTTCGCGCCGTGGAGGGAGCAATGGCGGCGGGTGTGAGCCACTCGTCCCTTGCCTCAATGAGCGCAGCGGCAGCCGCGGCGGCGGTGGAGGCGGTGGGCGGCAAGCGCTACCGAGATGCTTCGAAGATGCTCCGTAACAACGAGACGGGATTTGTAGATAAGATTTATCGCGGACGCAACGGTGAGGGATTCTCATTTGTTAAGATTCGCGTACGGTCCGAGCGCATTCCAACAATCGGTGATAAGTTCTGTAGCCGTCACGGACAAAAAGGAACGGTAGGAATGATTCTGGAGCCTGAGGATATGCCTCAGACGGCAAGCGGCATTATTCCTGATATTATCATTAATCCTCATTGTATTCCGAGCCGCATGACAATCGCACATTTGATGGAGACGCTCATGGGACGAGTAGGAGCAGAGATTGGTGCGGTAGGCGATGGCAGTCCGTTTACTGACGTCTCAGTTGATGGACTTTCGAAAATGCTCCGCGACCAACTCAACCTAGAGCCGTACGCAAATGAAGTGATGTATTGTGGAACGACGGGCAAGCAGATGAAGACGAATATATTTATGGGTCCTATCTTCTATCAGCGCCTCAAGCACATGGTGGACGATAAGATTCATTGCTTAACCCCGGACCACGATGTTCTAACCACAAATGGATGGAAGCCAATTGCTGAGGTTTCTCTTGAAGATAAGGTGGCGACGCTTCAGGATGGCAAGATTCGTTACGAAACTCCACTGAAGACATTTGAATACGATTATCAAGGTGAAATGTACGAGATAACGAGTCAGCAAATTGATCTCAAAGTTACACCCAATCACCGAATGTGGGTAGGGACGCCACATACTCGTAAAAAGGTATGGACTTGGGATTTCCACGAAGCGCGTGATATCAAGGGTCGCCACGTTAAATATCAGAAAGATGGTATTTGGGACGCTCCTGCGTATCAGTTTGTGCTTCCCGCCCACGGTGAATATCTTTCTCGCCCAGTTGCTATGAATGCCTGGCTCACCTTCTTTGGAATCTGGATTGCTGAGGGTTGGTCATCACTACAGCGTATTGGAATGGCAGTCAATAAGGAACGAGTAAAGGAAGCACTTGCGGATGCACTAGATAAGATTGATATTTCATATAATTATTATCAAAAAACCGAGAAGCTCGACTCTTCAAATAAGCAACTGGCTAATTATCTGACTCCGCTAAGTGTTGGTGCAAATAATAAGTTCCTACCCGAATGGGTTTGGGAACTTAATGCGGACCAGTCACAGATACTTATTGCTGGACTTCTGTTGGGCGATGGTCATACGACAAAATCTGGTTCGGTGATTTATTCGACCTCCTCTAGTCGACTTGCGAATGACGTCCAGCGTCTTGCTCTTCACGCAGGTTGGTCGGCAAATATTCGTCTTCATACTGCTGCTGGTACTCCTTACGAAATTGGCGATCATAGCGGAGTGACTACAACTGACCTTTGGAGTGTACGAATTATTAGAGCGAAGAATCGTCCTGCAGTCAATCATGGACATTGTCATAAACAGAATGCTGTTACGGAAATAATGAGCGATTATGATGGCAAGGTTCATTGCCTTGAAGTTCCAGGCAATGTCTTCTATGTCCGTCGCAATGGATTACCTGTCTGGACGGGTAATAGTCGCAGTTCAGGTCCGTTGGTGATGCTAACTCGGCAGCCAGCGGAGGGACGAGCGCGAGATGGTGGTCTGCGGTTTGGCGAGATGGAGCGCGATTGTATGGTCGCTCACGGCGCGTCTGAATTCCTGAAAGAGATTATGATGGAAAAATCGGATAACTTTCAATGTTTCGTCTGTAAGTCCTGTGGACTCTTAGGTCAGGTGAATCCCCGTGCGGGAATCTACAAGTGTACCTCGTGTGATGCGGTGACCGATTTCTGCCAGATTCGTGTCCCCTACGCCTATAAGCTCTTCTTACAAGAGTTGGAGTCAATGTCAATCTGTTCGCGAATTCTACCTGAGTCGCGTCTGCGCGCCATTGCGAACGAGGCGAGCCTGATGCCTGAGCCGGCTGGACTAGTTAAGAGTCTAACATGACCCCTCCTTTCGGATCTGTGAAAGCGACTGTTCGAGTTGTTTATTCGCAAACATATATCCTATAATCGATTTATCGCATGCTAAAATCGGTACCCACTGTTTGTTATATTTTTTCAAAATATAACCAACACACTTGCTCTCACAATTATAAACGGGAAAGCTGTAATGGTCGCGCTCAACCCGTGCTAGAAAGAATCCAAACGCCCCCGCAAGCATAATTGTAAACAAACAAAGAAATATACTGATAAACATATACATAGTTTGTTATATTTATATCAAAAAGAGAACAATAAAAGTCAATTTTTATTCCTCTTTCAGGTCAAAGACTAATTCAGTAAATCCGTCCGCGGGCGCCGACTTCTCCGCCGAAATGACATCCCGTGCCCAGGACCCAATCAGTCCCGCCGACTCGCCATAAAAGTCCCCGCCGCCCCGTCCGTTCCCCTCGCAAGTCAAAAGCGGCAATGGATGGATTCGAAGCCCGTCATGCCCCTTGGGAACCTTCCGTTTGTCTACAAACTGCCGCTTTGTATGATTGACAAGAAACACATACTCGCCAGTAGTATTGGCGGTAGAATGAAGCATCAAATCGTTACGCTCGTTACAAATCAAATGTAGATTTTTGCCGAGCCCTGGCTCCGCATCGGCATAATCGCCGCACCAGACAACCCGAGACATATGATGCCGACCCTCAGGTGTAAGTTCCCATTCAAATGAGCACACGCCCTCATTACTTAGATACGAATGTTCCATAAGTTTCGCCCCAAATCCAGGCGCCATCCACGCCCGAATCCAGCCATTCGCATCCAAAATAACGGCGTAGTAGTACTGTCCCATTTGTTATGCTTATATTATAAGTTTAACAAATATTTTCAATTTTGTTCGAAATCAGCGAACCAAGCGACGCAACGTTTTCTGTAGGGATTTTGACCTATATACTATAGCCATTACACATACAACAACTAGAATAGCCAATGCTGTATACGAATTATTAAATATAATACGGCAAATATTTACAACCATAGCGACTATATGTTCGTACCAGGTGGTCGGATTCGCCGACATACGCATTGTCTCACGCGAAAGCACGGTCCAGCCAACATTCAGTTGGCGTACCCACATCTCGGAAAGTGGGCTGCTGCCAGGCGGCACAACAAGATAATGCATTTTGAGAAGAACACGAACTTTATCTTTTGGAATCGCTCCCTCGACACAATGAATATCTTTATTATAATCGAGACCGTGAAAGTCCCGTGTATTCATCTTGACGCGCACGTCTTCATCGGGAAATGTTGTTGTTACTGTATTATTTTCGTTACAGGCAATAATCACGCGGTAGAAGATGACCCCGCCGGTTGGAAAGAGCGCAAAGGGGCTGTCGTAGTGGCAGTCAACAAGTGCGCGATCGGAGCCCACCGCACCTTTAGGGCTCACAGCCCAATAAATCTCGTCAGCCTCCGTGACTGGCTTCACAATGGCACCAGGAAATCGTTCGCGTATTTTGTCAAAAATCGCAGGGTCTGAGCGTACGGCATCGAGTGCCGAACGATATTCGCCCCCCTCCACTTTATCAATCCATTCATGGTGCGCGGTTGTATATGTCGCATATCGCGTTTTTGCGACATCTGTAATATTTTGAAGATGTTTATCACTGTCTATAGTTCCTGAAATTACGGCAAATCCCTCCATCTTACTATACAGTAAGAATTTATTCTGTATTTTTATTTACGAGCAGTAAAGGCGACGAGTCCAACAAACAAGGCAGCAAATAACGCACCGGCAAGAACTTTTGACTGCCCTATACCGCCGCGGAATCCTTCGACTTTTCTATCGGACGCATAGTCTTCGGCGCTCACCCACGAATCGAAAATCCAATGGCTGGCGTGGGGCTTGCCGTCAGGATACGTCAATGCCTCTTTGGACGGGTCAATCCACCACTCACCGGTTGCCTGACTTTGGATATTTCCCTCTGCGTCACCAACGGGCAGACTCACTTTACGGCAACGCGCGTATCCGCTATTCATCACTGCGTTAAACATTGGTGCGGGATTGAGTGCTTTTGCGGCGTCTTCGAACATACCGGGTGCTAGACCGCGAAGTTTGGCACCGAGTGTAGTCTGAATTTCGTTTCCAAGGCGACCAGGGATTCCGTGGGGTGTTGTATCAATATATTCATACATATCCTGACCGTTCGAACACGTGGCGCCGGAATTGAGGAAGTAGCGCACGCCAAGCGGTGTTTGGTTATGTCCGCGGTCTTTGGCGCCTCCAGTGCTTTCACCAAAACCAATGGTATCTACATAGTAGTCTACACCCGCACCAGCACCCATAATACCACTATACGAACCATCGCCCCAACTTACACCAATATCGCCAGGCGTAGGTAGTTGTGCCGCGTAATCGTAATTTGGTCCTAGAATTGTTTTCATATTTGGCATATATTGAGTTACTTTCGTATTTAAATTTTTTAATGTATCCATCGCCCCGCTTCCTTATTTGGGTGAGTTATTTTCGCCC